CATGCTCGCAGCGGTAACCCCTATACTCCGACCACGCCGGGTAAGCTTGGCAATGGCGTTGAGGGTGGGGAAGATGGTCAGGCGTACAATCCGGGTGAGCAACACTCTCCGGGGTGTGGCGTTTCCGATCGCACGCTCGCGTGGCCGGATGCTCCGGGTGGCGGGCTAGGGAGAAGCTAATGAAACCACGTACAGAAGGTGCGGCTTGGGATTTGACTCCCGACGCAATCCCGATGGTTGATTCATCGGACCAGACTAGCTCTCAAGAGATGGACCATCGCAACCCTGAACATTGGGGCGGTAATGCACTTGGGTTCAATCTTGAAGGTCGGCGTGTGATTGAAGTTCCCGCAACTGAAATCGACTACGATCGCAAGCCTACGAGAGTCCGCGACCAGATCGCTACGACTCCCTCAGAGAAGCGCGATCAGGAGTAACCATGGCTAAAGGTCCAGCAAGTCACGTTAAGCTTGGTCCTATTACGTCAGGGCCAGCGGTTCATCCTGCGGAAAAGATCGCCAATGCGTTCGCTACCAATATGCACCCTTCTCTTGGGAAGGACTTGCATGATTACTATGAGTACGAGCGCGAGACTAGTGCGATTCCGAAGGTTCTTAAATCTGAAGTCTAAATAAGTCGGAGGGCTTATGAATTGGTTAGAGAAGCTGCTTAATCGGCCAGCAGTTGAAGTCGTGAAGTATAAGGTTGTGGAAGTTGAGTCTCCTAGGACCCCTTTTCAGGTGGACAAGGCGACTCAGGAATCCATAGCTACGTTGAGTAGTCATCCGGGTTTCGTTGCGCTTATGCACAAATGCGCGTATGTAAACGCAGCCCTTAAGACCAAACTCGCAGGTGAGCACCATAAAGACCTACGAGAAGTGGACTTCCTTCAGGCGGGTATCTATTGGTCGAACTGGCTTTTGATGGAATCACGACGCTCTACAACCAAGCTTCCCCAAAAGATTTCGGATGCGTTCGCTGATGAAGAATCGTTGTTCGGGGAAGTTGATGCCCATATCGAACGGGTGGGAGAGTAAGCCACCTATAATGGGTCCTTCACTATCGGGGTAGGGTAAATAACAAGGGATTAGCGTCCGGGCGACGGGCAGATGACGCCCCCTAATAAACCCCTCCACTCATGTCTGGTTATCTGTTCCAGAACCCATCCAAACGCCGCCCACCAATTTTCTGTGGTGCCACAAGCACCCGAATGTAGTTAAATCCCAAGTCCCACAAGGATACGGAAATGCCTCAACCGACAGTAGACTCAGTAGCGCCGAATGGTGTTGTGAATCTCAGCGATGCCCCGGCTGCTCTCGACGATGCGACATTCGATTCGCTGTTCCCTTCGGATGGAACGTCGCAAGCAACACCCGCAGCACCACAAGTGACTGCACCAGTACAGGGAACAACGCCTTCAGCACCTACGGCTCCGGCGACAACGCCTACCCCGTCGGCCCCCTTTCTTAAGGGTGACAAGAGTGTATACAACACTCCCGAAGACGCGCAAAAAGGCATCAATGAAAAAGATGCTCTCATCGAGCAGTTGCGTCAGCGATATGCTCTCACTACCGGGATTGACCCTATCAGCGGTCAACCAATTGGACAGCAACCTGTCCAGAGAAGCGATGATTACTCTCAGAACCCGGAGAAATATCTCAACGATTTGTACTTAGCTGCCAAGTCCGGTGGGCCACAAGCCTACGGCGCGGTCCAGCAAAAGTTCATCTTGGACACCCTCAAGCCGCTTCAACCCGTGATGCAGCGGGCTGCGCGAGAACAGGCTGTCGAGAATCTCTCTAAAGACCTTCCCGATATCAAGACGTTCATCGGGACTCCGGCTTACGACAAGGCCATCGCTGTTAACCCGGAATTGGGAAATGCTATTGCTGCGGCGGAGACTGATTTCCGCTTCCACGATCGTCTGCCGGGGCTATACAAAATAGCCTATCTGACAGGCCAAGGATTGCAGCTACCCGATATCCTTAAGGCGCAGACTGAACAGGCTCGCCAAAACCAAACTCACACACAACCCGTGAGGACTACCACTCAGACTTCGACTCCTGCTATGCCGCAACAGACGACTAAGCCTACCTTCAAAACAATTGACGGTATCAAGTCGATCATCGCGGAAGCAGAAGGTCGGGGGGCGAAGTTAGACTTCTAAGGGTCATGTGTAAAGGAAATTCAATGCTTAGTTCTTTTGTTTCCCTCGTCGGGATGCTATTCGGTCACGGAGACGATGTTGTTACCGTCGTCACAGGTTCGACTGGCGTTCCCGGTCCTGCTGGCTCGCTCGCAAGCGATCAGCAAATCTATTTCAGCGCGAAGCTACTCGAAGTAGCCGTGCTGATGACGGTGTTGGATCAGTTCGGCGATAAAGACCCGATCCCGTCAAACTCTAGCAAGACGATTCAGTTCAACCGCTTGGAGAAGTTGACGACCACGCTCTCTCCGACTCAGTTGACGGAAGGTGTCTCGCCGGATGCTATCGGGCTTCAGATGTCGCAGTACCAAGCCGTTGCCGAGCAGTATGGACTTCTGCTTCGGTTGTCGGACTTGGCTGAACTTACGTCGAAGCATGACGTTGTGGGTCGGGCGCTGTATGTACTCGGACTGCACGCGGCTGAAACGTACGACATCCTCATCTTCAACGTCTTGCAAGGCGCGTCGAACGTGTACCGCCCCAATGCCAAGACGAGCAACGCGACCACGACTGCAAGCGACAAGATCGGCTACGTCGATCTGACCGCTCTGCACGCGAACCTGATGGACGCTGGCGCACGCCCGTTTGACGACGGGGACTACGTGTTGGTCATCGCTCCTCAAGTCAATGCGTCGATGTTGCAAGACCCTGACTTCAAGGCTTCAAACCAGTTCGGCAAGCCGGAACGGATTTGGCGCGGCGAAGTTCAGGAACTCACTGGTGTCCGGGTCGTGAAGTCGAACGCTCCGGGTTTCGCGGCTACCACTCAGGCCACATCGGGTGCGGCCAACAAACTCTACACCAGCTTCTTCATCGCTCGCAACGCCTATCAGATTTCCGACCTTCAGAACCTCCGCGTTTACGCGGCTGCTCCGGGCGGACAAACTGACACGTTGCAACAGTCACGTAAGATTGGTTACAAGTTCGCCTTCAAAGCGATCATCACCAATCAGAACTGGCTGTGGAGCGTGATCTCTGCTGGTCAGAACTCGGTGAACAACTAAGTTCTAGCTTCTCAATTGGATGGGGGTGGACAACCCGCCCCCTTCCTCTTAATCTCACAAGGATAAATGGGTACTAAAATGGCTGACAACAGCAAAGTTACACCGGGCGTTATCGACGTTAGCAAGAATGAACTACAGCGCCGACTTGAGGCCGTGAAAGACAAGGCCAATTGGGAGTGGGTGGAGATTCCCGCTACAGATTTGTTTGGGGATACTCACACTGGCGTTTCTATTAACTTCGTGAAGTACGAGCCAGAGAAGGATGCGAACGGCAACTTCACTGGTAATCCTCAGAAGTATTTTGTTGATCCTGAGATCGCTTCTGAGATTCGTAGGTTGCTTGAGACTAGGTTGCGTGGGGATATGCGGGTTCTACAGCCGACTCAAGATAAGAAGATGTTTGAGATCATGCGTAAGGGCGGACGAGCGGTTCCCGATCTTCGCGGATAACAAATGGCAACGACGAAAGCGATCTACGATCACGACTATCGTATTCAACATGCAGATCGTCTGCGAGAATATGATCTTAACTATTATAAGACTAGACGAAGGGTTACATCTAAAACTCGATACAGTCGTCTAAAACACGATGCAAAAGATCGAAAATTGGATGTGACAATTACCTTTGAAGAGTACAATGAACTACTTAACCAGTCTTGTTTTTATTGTGTTGGTTCTTTGCCACTACAAGGTTATGGTGTTGATCGTATAGATTCAACTTTAGGATATGTACACGGCAACGTCCGACCATGTTGCTATAGATGCAATTGTGCTAAAAACAACATGACCGAAACTGAATTCAAAGAATGGATTCTACGAATCTATAATTCTTGGGCGGTCAGGTAATATGGCGGAATTTGCCCCGGCTGTAGCTAACACTGAGTTGTTTGAAGGTGGTTATTCATTTAACCCCCAAGACCCCGGTGGGGAAACCTATAGAGGCATCTCCCGTAAGTCCTGGCCTCAATGGGCTGGATGGGCGATCATTGACTTAGCTAAGACTGAGTTGAATGGCGGTGCTCAGGTCAATCCTCAGTGTCGGCAAGTGTTCTTTAGTTCACTGGACACAAACCAAGAACTCCAAGGTCTAGTAGTCACGTTCTACCATGACAATTTTTGGCAGTACGATCAAGTCCACGACCAGACGATCGCCAACAAGCTGTTCGATCTGAGCGTGAACATGGGGACAGAGCACGCAATAAAGATTGCTCAGGGTGCTGTGAATCTTCCCCAAGACGGCGTATTCGGACCCCGCACTCTCGCAAGCATAAACGCCACCTACAATGGGTCCTTGATTCAGCTTATCAGGTTGGCAGCGGAGAACTATCACAAACAAATCGTTGCATCGCATCCAGAAGAAGCAGAGTTTCTGAACGGCTGGTTGCGGAGGGATGAAAGCTAATGAGTTTACTCACAATTGAAACCAGCATCAAGTCTCACCTAGTCGCCATTGTATTTATGGCACTCTTAATCATCGGCGGTGTCTATGGGGTTGAAAGTTTGGTTGCGAAGCACGATGCTGCCAACGATAGCAAATATACTACTATCCTTGCCGCTCAGGTGCAGCAGACTCAAATGCTACAGAAGCAGTTGGCGACGGATGAAGCTCAGTGGGCACAAATCCAAGCCCAACTCCTTG